TTTGGAAAAGAGCCGGACACAGGCTGCAACTCGTCCCGGTCAACAGAGAGGCCGGGCAATGGGTATTTGAAAAATACCCAGATTGGGCGATACTATACTACTCATGGGTTGGGGTGCATTGGATTTGGGAACTACATGGCTATATTGGCAGTACCGGGACATGTGATTTTAATGATCATATCATGCCCAATTTGGCCATCGCCCCGCCGAAAGACGATAAGCAAATTATGATTTTGAATGAAAGGTTCATCAAATGACAAGAGCAAAGCATCTAAAACTGTGCAACGAGTACGAGCCAGGGGTGAACAAATTGCAGTTGCAGCACGATGACGGGTTGTGGCATGACTGTGATACACCTGATCCACTGGATTATGTATTTTGTGGAACAGCCGGACGCATGCTCCGACTCGTCCCTGTACTTAGGGAAGCTGGGCAATGGGTATTTGAAAAATACCCAGATTGGGCGATACTATACTACTCATGGCGGATGACGCGTTGGGAGCTGCGTGGACCTAACGGTGAATGTGACTTCAATTATGATATCCTACCCGATCTTGACATCGCCATGCCGAAAGACATTGCAAGGTGCCTTGTTTTGAATGAAAAGTTCAAAGCATGAACGCCAGACTCCGCCATATCCTTGAAATCTTGAACAGTTAAAATAAGTCGGACAATTATGGCCTCATGCTCAAAGTTACGTCAAAAGATGAAGGTCATATTCACGCCGTTTATCTCTCGGAACAACTCGGACCAAACGGGGAAGTCCTCGCCGTCATGTCCCCAGGACCAAAAGACGGGCATGTACACGAAATCATCATCGACCAAGTGGCGCAGATTCTCATTGCCGCTCCGGCAAATACCGACTTACACACGCACAAATTAGAGGAAATCCCAAGGGTAGAACCAAAGGGAAAGAAACGTCCAGATGTAGAACTTGTAAAAGAAGTGCATGATTTATTCGTTGAAGCCAGCGATAACGAGCGCGAATCAATCAACAATGGAAAGGAAAGCTGGGAATTTTACCTGTCTAAGCAGTGGAAAGCTTCTGTAAAAAGTCAGCTTGATAGCGAGGGGCGTGCTGCATTAACGATCAATGAGATTCAGCCAAAGGTGGACCTTCTGGTCGGTCATTCTAATCAAAACAGAACGGACATCACCTTCAAGCCAAAGGAGAACTCAGACGAGGTAGACGCTGATCTAGCAAACACACTTGTCAAGCATGTGTTTATGAACAACAGCTTTGAGTACGAGGAATCGGCATCATTCAAGGATGAGGTCATCACGGGCAGGGGGGTATTCCATGTGTTCGTGGATTATGATGAGTCCATTGACGGCATGGTTAAGATCGTTCATTTTCCGTGGGATAAGGTTGTTTTCGGCCAGCATGAACGTGAAGACCAGTCTGACATGGAATATATGGTCAAAATGGACACGTTTTCTAAGGCTAAAATCGAACAGTTATACCCTGAGAAGGCGCAGGAAATCCGTGATTCGTTGATTATATTCGGTCCTGATGAGGACCGTGGGAACGAGGGCCATCAAAGGATTCCAGGCTTGCAGTACACGATTTCAGAAAATCGCACGAAGGTATTTCTTAATAAAGATGCCATCGTTGATATTCAACGAAAGGAATTTAAGGTTTTTGAGCTATGGCGCAAGGTTTACAAACGTGTGCCGGTCTTGATTTTCACACCGGAAGAATCGGCTGAGAGCGGGTTGGGTATCACGGACAAAATTCTAGGTCTTTTCAAGAAAATAAACGGCATGAAGGTCACTTATCGAAACGACAGTGACATGCAGGTCATCAAGGTTGCTGGCAGTGTCCTGTTATCTGACGAGATCGCAGAACTTCCGGAAAACGCCAATATGTTCGATCTGGTAACATGCTATGCGAATAAATATAAGAATGGGTTCCAGGGTAAGGTCGAGCCGGTCAAGGATCTACAAAAGGAGATCAATAAGAGGCATTCGCAGGTGATGGACATTGTGAACCGGACGACTTATGGTTGGTTTGTGGACAATGAGATTTTCCAAAGTGCATCTGACATGGACGACTTCAAGATGAATGCGGCCAAGCCGGGGTTTGTTCAGTCGGTGAGGGATATTGGCCGTGTGCCACAGCGGATTGAGGGGACTAAGTTCCCGAATGAGATTGTCGGTTCGATAGAATTATCGTCCAACAAGCTGGACCGGATAATGGGCATTTCGCCTGAGTCATTGGGATTTGGTGGACAGCAGGCATCTGGCAAGGCACTTCTTATTAAGCGCAGACAGTCACTGGTAGGCAATGACTTCTTGTTCGATAGCCTGTCTGGGGCCAAGCGCAGGATCGCCAAATTAGTATTGGCTCATATACAGGATCTTTACACACTCGACCGAGTGAAGCGAATTATCCGCAATCGCAAAGATCCGGAAGGTGAGTACCCTAATGTAGTAAACGCCAGTGACGAGGAGATTATGGCGTTTCTTGAAAACAAGGAAATTTCAAGGTTTGATGTTGTCACCAGTGAATCGACAAGGACCGAGACGATGAAGGACTTAGCGTTCCTGTCTATATCGGACCTATTGCAGACGGTAGGTGCTGACCCTGTATTGATACAGGAACTTATACAAAACAGTCCATTCCCCAATAAAGACAGGATCTTGAAGGCTATGGTTGAACAGCAAAAGACACGCGCTGAGTCTGAAAAACAGAAGCAATTTTCAGAGTTAATCAAGTCTGTTCCGGATGATATGCAGCGTTCTATGTTGTCGGGTAGTCAACAAGGACAGCCTGGACAAGCTGAAATTCAGGACCAAGGTCTTGAACAGTTAAAATAAACCGGACAATTTATAGTTAAGAGAGAAAGCCCGAAAACCCTTCGGAAGGCTCTTGATGTTTAAGGATAGTATGTCAGCAGAAGCGGAAGTACAGGAAAAGGCTCTCGAAGATATGACGGTTGAGGAGCTTGAAGCCAAACTGGAGGAAAATTCACATGAAGATGTGGATATTTCCGAGGTTGAAAGTCAAGCTATGAAAGCCCAAGTATCTGATGAGCAAGTACACCCTGAGAAATCAGCGAATGCGGATGAAATTGAATCGGAACCGACATTGGCCGAAGTGACCAAAGAACTCAAGAACATGCAGAAGCTTTTAGCTAGGCAGGGGACTGAGCTTGGAAGCTACCGGAAATTGGAGGAGAAGATTCAAAGCCTTGCAGCTTCAAAGCAACAGAGTCAATTAGCAGATGATGAGATAGATCCAGCGGATATGTATGACCCTAAAAAAGTCGCCGGTATTATAGATGCCAGAGTTCAGCGAGCATTGAGCGATAAATCGAACAATGATAGCGCGAGAACTAAAGCAGCACAGAGTCAGAAAGCGTTCATAAACAAGCGTGTGCCTGACTTTGATAGTGTCGTTGATGGGATTGCGGAAATGACGAAATCACTCATTGGGGACGATGTGCCCGATGTGGATGACATCATAGCCAAATTCAAGGCGAACCCTTATTCGGAAGATCCGATGTCTCTTCTTTTCGCAGCGCAGGCTGTGAAAGCGCAGCGCGAGTTGGCCGAGTTGAAGAAAAAGATGGAAGGACGGACGGAAAGCCTGGCTGATAAAGTCAAAAGGGCAACCCGTTCAAAGCCCCTTGTTGGGGCCGGATCTGGTCAGGCGAAGGCATCGGGAACCCTTGATATTTCTGATAGGGCACTCGAAGGCATGTCGCTGCAAGATCTGGAAGAACTTCATTCACAACTCATTTCTCAAGAGGAATAAACTATGGCCGTTTCTAGTATCGCAGTTGGTGACGCATTCACCAAAAAAGTATTTGAAGAAAAAACCTTCAAAGCAAGCATCAAAGAGTCTTTCTGGATGGGCAGAGTAGGAAGCCTTGATACCCGTGGCAGCATGGATAACAACGGCATTCTCACCATCAACAGCAAGCTGGATGGCAATTCCGGTGACACTGTTAATATTCAGCATGTTCCACGGTTGGCATATACTGCCATCACCGAGTCTGGGACCGTTGAAGGTAATGAAGGGAGTCTTACTCCTTACAATTTCCAGTTGATCCTTGAGGAAGCCAACGTTGCGTTGCGTCTTAAAAATACGCGAATCAACAAGGGCCGTGTAGGATTCGATTGGGAGCAGATCCATCGCCAGCGCGTTGAGGGCCGTGGTTCGGAGGTAATTGATGAACAATTATTTACCGCACTCCAGGCAACCGATCCGAATAAGGTGTTTTATGGTGGTTCGGCTCCAACTTCGACGGCGACGTTGACGACTTCCGACCTACTTACGCCTCGCAAGTTCGTCCAGGTAGCAACTTGGGCCGAAACAGGAGGGAACCGGACTCAGAACAGCATCGGTAAGATCAACATGGGTGGCCGCCGTGGTTACGTTGGCCTGATCCACAATGATGTGTTCTATGACCTGTGGAACGACTCGACCATCCAAAATTCTTACAAGGACGCTGGTGTTCGCGGTGACTCGAACCCATTGTACCGTGAAGCCGAGCTGGTCTGGAACGGACATGCTTTCTTCAAACATGAGAACATCGACATTTTCACAAATGGCGGTGCAGGTGCAAATGTGCCTTATGCTAAGGGCTTCCTGATTGGACAGGGTGCTATGGCTTGGGCATGGGGTCGTCGTCCTGAACTGGTCGAAGACACGTTTGACTACAAGCGCGAGAAGGGGTTCAACTTCTGCTATACGGCAGCCGCTGGACGACCTGAGTTTAACAGTTTGGACTATGGAGTGGTCGGTATCTATACCGCACGCACCAAAGTCGTAGACGCATAATCTTAACCATATCAAAAAGGAATAATAACATGGCTACAGTAACTACTTTCGTAGACGGGACTTATGGTCATAACAGACGACCAGATCTTGGTGTTGTCGCAAGCAACATCTTGGATTTCGCGGTAACGAACGCAGCGGTATCAGATGTCGTTCAGGCGTTGAAGATTCTCAAGGGGACTTTCGTTAAGCAAGTCTATACGAGGATCATCACGGCAGAGGGCGCGACGGCCACTGCTGACGTTGGAGATGGGGCAGACGCCAATGGGTTTGATGATGCTGTGAATTTCAATGCCGCAGCTAATACCATCGCGGCTGGAATCGCTGGAACGGATGACTATGTTGTGAGCAACATCGGGAAACTCTATACAGTAGACGACACTATCGACTTCACTTTGAATCATGCTCTGGATGCAGCTAAGATTCAGGTGTTTGCGGTAGGTTTCATAGTTCCGACCCTCGCGGTCTAATCTAATCAGCGGGTGCGGCTGAAATATGTCGCCCCGCACTTTTTATTATCAGGATTGAAAAATGGGTGATCTAAACAACATCAAACGTACTGGCGCAGAACTCGGCTCGATGATTGAGCTTATTTCTCGTATAAGTGGCAGTCGTGTATTCAACATTCCTTCCGAGTTTGTGATTATTTCTGGAACTCCTGCATTGGGGGTTGTCGGATCACAGATCGGGAGCACGTTATATGACGGTGAGGCAACTGAGGCGATGGGGACTTGTTTCCCTATGCCTGCTGACATGGATGTGACGAAGGCCGCAACGGTACGTTTGTCATGGTCTAGTGCTAACACAGCCGGGACGAATGTTTACTGGCGCATCACTACGGCTGGCATTGGTGCTGAGGCCGTTACTGCCGCATTGACGACTGTTAATGTCGTGGCCGCTGACTCAGCAATCGCGAGCTACCGCAACGAAACGACCTTCGCTATTGCCGTAAACGTCTACGCATCGACGGACAAGATCATATTGTTGAACTTGTCTAGAATGGGGGGTGAGGCCACTGACACGCTTAACTCTGTGGACGCATCTGCGTACACTTTGGGATTCGAGTATTCGACGCTGCCTTATATCCAGTCGGAGCTGTAAACATGGCCCAAATAGTCATCGTCGCTGCTACTGCCGCTGCTACGTTCGATTTTTCGACTCGTAGGGCCAATGTTCCAATGACGATCAAGGCTTTCGGTCTGGCATCTGGTGACACTGTTGAGATTCAACAGTTGTCGCCGGACCAGACGGCAGAGAACGCATATGAGGGTGGTACTCAGATCCAGTTGGCATACCAAAGCAAAACATTGGTTCCCATCACATCTCCTGGCAACTGGAGAATCAAAAAAGGGATCACGACTGGAACGGTTCAGGTGGAGCTGTCATACGAAGATAATCCCTGAAAAATGGGAACATTCTTTGAGGGCGGTGGAGCGTTTGGGCAGCAGTCCACCGGTGGCGGGGTTTTCGGATCAGCAACCGGGACTGGCCTCGCCGGTGGTGGTGGTCCACCAGGTTCTTTTGCTGACAATCTTTTACTTTCTGGTGACTTCTCTGGCGAGCTGCTCCTTTCGGGGGATTTCTCCGGCGTTATTTTAATGTCAGGAACGCAATAAAATGGCCGACACAAAAATTGACAATCTGACCGCTGCGGCGGCATTGACTGGAGCAGAGGTTTTTCCTGTCATCCAGGGCAGCAATAGCCGCAAAGCAACGATGAGTGATGTCGCCGGTATCCCAGTGACGGAAACTA